GCCTGTTGTTAAAATTTTCTGATTCTGTTGTTAAATGGCGTTTAGTGAATTGTTCACTTTTTCACGTTAAACAATGCAGTGCGATGGAATGATTTGATCATTTGGTGGATTACTTCATCGCTTGGAATGTTTAATTCGAAGCCGCTCTCTTCGAATCCTTGTTGTTTTGTGAGCATGATGCTCTTGACGTGTTGGAAGACGCGTGCGTGTTTTTCCGCGTGGTCTGCGACGGCTTGGGCGTCCTCGAGTATTCGCTCTTCTTCGGTTTGGAGTCCGTTTGCTGAGCTCGATTTGACCGATGGTGGAAGTGCGGATGTCGATTCTGCTCCTGATCTCCAGTTGGTGGAGCCGTTGCTTTCCTTTTTGCCCGTTTTGGAATTGATTTTTCCTGCGTTCTTGTTTGATTGCATTTTTGCTCGTTTTCTTGTTTTTCGTTATTTAAACGAGGCCTGGGAGCAAACACAAGCGTGTCCAATACAATTGCGTCAAGTTTTGGTTGTGTTTCCTTGACGTTCAAAACCACTGGAAAACTGTCGAGATCTTTAACCTTTTTGATAAGATCAACTTTCTCGGCAAGTTCAATGGTTGTGATGTTCAATTCTTTGCAGAATGCATCCTGAATCAATTGATGGTCATTTTGTGGCCAGGCTCCACTCTGAATCTTATGTTCTTCTTCGCTTGTCATGCCCTTTGGTTGCAATTGTGTTATTGCAAGAACGCGTTTACAATAGTCGCTGACTATTGGGGTCAATGCGTCTGTCGTCATGTATCCGACTGCTTTGTTTGTTGCTGCTTGCTCTCTCGTTACTCCTTTATTTGCTGACAAATGGATCTTCATGAGAGTGCGAACTGGGTCCTGGAAAGAATCATCATGGGTCTGAATGCATGGAAAAACTCGACTTAGGTAAGTTAATTTTTCATTGCGTCCATTGACTTTCATTTTGACGTCTAGTCCAAGATCGACACATGTTGCTGTTATGGCCTCTGCGAGACCAGGCAGTGCTGGTGTTATTCCGTCATCCCCTGCATAAATGCCGAGATGTTTCACTGCGGTGTCGTGATCATATCCCCTTGTTCGTAAAGCTGCATAGACGATGAAACAGTTGATCGCTGTGTTTCCGTCTGTCGTGATTTTGCTCCCGCTTCTAGTTCCCCATCCTGCTGAGTAACTAATACCAGTGCTTGTTCTTCCGGATTTCTTGAAGATTTGTTTTAAGTAATATAATACCGCATCTTTCTCAGATGGGTTGCACCAACGAGTGTATACTTCAAATACGATTCGTGTTTGCAACCATCTGGAAATGGATCCGTCAAATCTGGTGTAATCCGTCTCAATCGATCCGTTGGTTGTTACCTTTCTCAGGATCTCGATCGATTGTGCTGGTGTTTTGCCAGGACCGTACCAATCGTGCTTTTTCAGCACTTGCTGTTTGAATGCGTCGGTGTATCTGGCTAGTTCCAATGTCGATGCTGTTTCACATGTTGTAATTATGCGTGGGTCCGACGGAACTTTGTAAGCTTCGTTCTTGTTGAAAGTTTGCAACCTGTTTCTTGCAAACATTCCATCTCGATGCTTAACATCGCGGGCGCGTGCTTTCTGAAGCGGTCTTTCCAGGTTGTCATAAACTTGCTCCATTGTTAATGGAACTCCTTTGTGTGGTTCATCAACTAACCAATCAATAAAATCGCGCGCATATTTGCTGTATTCTCTCGGAGGAATTTTGTTGTTTTCAACTGCTGTTATTCTTCCTCTGATCGCTGCGATTTCGGAGTTCGTGCATTTAGCGGGGTGCAAGCCTGGATAAGATACCAACGGTGTTGTTAGCAACTGGCACGGGGCCGTTGGATTTTGAAGTGCCAGTGGTGCGACTGGAACGTAAAACGTTGGCACCGCCGAAGTTTTGATGATGTTTGTCAACATTGGTAAACTGCCGTTTGTAACAAAGATTTCGTGCAACAATGCGGCTGTCACTTTAATGGACTCGGTTTGCTCTGTTTGTTTTTCATCATACAAGTAAATTTCAACATCACCTACAGTGAATCGGGACTCAGCTTTGCTTGAGAGTTTGACTCTCAAAGCCTCATAGCGTCGTCCTTCAATTGTTACTGCGTGGTATGAATCATTCATTGCAACCGACAATTTGTCGGTGAGCGAGTCGTAAACCATGTTGACTCCGTCAAATGTGTACTGTTTGCGCGTTAAGTAAGTTGGATTCACGGCAAAAGCATAGCGCGTCTTGATTTTAGCATACGGTAATATCAGCAAAATCCGGTGGGATTCGCCAATGTGTCCCGCAATGACACGCTGTTCGACGTTGTAAAAGATTGTGTATCCATCATCACAATCGGCTGCTAGAGTTTCATGATCATAATTCCACAATTCGTGTTCATACACAGCACCTCCGGAAACCTCATAATGCATTACGTTGTCCTTGAATTTGTATGAAAATTCCGCGCATTGATAAGCTGGCGATTCGGCTACAACGGTATACATAATCATTGGTAATCCTAACTGGAGGTATCGTGGCATGTCAACATGCATGTCGACATCAATGAACACGAGAGAATGGTTGCTCGTGATAAAATCATCACAAAACTCTGCTTTGAGATCCTTGGGCCAATAATAAAATCGGTTCCCGTTGCAATCATCCCGTTGATCAGCCGACGACATCGAAACGTAGTAAGGCTCTCGCCCTGCTTCGCGGACATGCTGGTCAATCGCTTTGGAGGCCGATGTGCGTTCAGATGCTGACTTGGAATGTGTGTGTGTTCGCCCTGCTGGAATGATGGGCAGTGCTTCAATGCGTAAGCTCGGTCTTAAGTCTGGAAGACTCTTTTTGCTGGATTGTATCAACCTTGCTAACGTTCGTGAATCAATATGCACCTTAAGCCAGGGGCATAATTGAGCCAGAAACACTTTGATCTCTGCAACAATTTGCTTCAGAAAGTCAAAAATTCTGTAGAACAGATTTTTGCTTCCCGAGTCGCTGACTCGGGGTAATGAATCAGTTATGACTAAATTCGTTTTCGAATTGTTCATGTTGATTGTTTGTTTATTTATTTGTTAACGATTTCTGCTATT